TTTAGCAGCGCCTTTTGCTCCTTTAACTGTGTTCATCATTCTAGCAAGAGGGCCAATACCAGAACTTTTATCTTCTAGTTCGATACCTTTGATTGCTGCTAATAAAGCTTTATCAGATTTTTCTTTACGTTTGTTCTCAGATTCAGTAAGAACAACTAAAGTTTCTAATGAATCATTGTTCTTTACAAATAGATCTGCCTGTTCTTTTTCTTCTTCAGACACATCGTTCTTTTTACTTAGTTTTTCTTTTTCTAGTAGACCAAGGCTCTCACCTTTATATCTTGGATCTGTATTAATAAGTTTGGTTGCAGCAATATCTCTCTTTTCGATCTGTCTGCCACCACCAATAGTCCTTTGAATCTCTTCTTCAGACATACCGGAAACTCGTAGTGCTTCTAGTCTTTCTTGTTCAGTTTGTAATTCACGTTTTGACTGAGAAGCTTCTTTAGCTTTTTGTAGATAGAATGCATTAACTTTAGACTGACTTCCACCAAATTGCGATAGGTTCTTCATTTGTGGATTGAGCTTGCTCATCACGTCAGCTGATCGTCTCTCTTCTTCACGAACAGCAAGATACTTATCAACGAATCCACCTGAACCTTTTGTGACTAAACCTGTAGTTTCAGCTAGACCTCTAAGAGTTCCAAACTTATATCGATATGAAGCAGGATCGAACTTATTACCACCACGACCCATAAACTTATCTTTAATTCTTTGTCCAATAGATCTATAATCTAATGGTTGTTCTCCAGCTAATTGTTCACCGCGTTGGCTTGATACATTTGCAGGACCTGGTTTACCGTATCCTAAAGATGATTTAGTAATAACATTATTGAGACGTTCTAGATTCTTATTAAGTTTCTTTTGGCTATCTAATATATCCTTATCAGATTTAATAAGCTTCTCGATATTCTTAGCTCCACCGCCAGCAGAAGGCACACCTTCTTTAGTTAGCATCTTGCTAAGCTGATCAGCAGTTACCTTCTCAGGAGCTGATAGTTTTTGTTTCTCAGCTAATTTCTTCTGAGCTTCTACTAGTTCGTTAAATGATATTGCCATTAGCTACTCTCTAATCTGTTCTTTTCTTCTTCTAGATGTTTAATTAACATTGCAGTATAAATTTCTCTCTCAAATGGTATCATATCTTCTATCTCAGTCAACGAATACTTATGGTATTGCATGAGAGCGAAGTTCATTTTATAATAATTTGCCAAGCTCTCGTGACTGAGATTAATTAAAAAAAACTTTGGAGTCCCTCCATCATTTTTTCATGGTGCTTGCCACAAACTGGACAATCATACTCTATCTTTTGACTCATCTTAGGCATCTTAGCAAAGAACTCTTCGATCTTACCAAATTGTTGTTGAGTCAGATTCTCAAGGAATTCTGTAACTTCTTGTTTAGTCTGATCCTTAATATAGAATAGTTCTTCATTAGTATAGATGTAATCTACACAACTAGAAACTACTTCAAATATACTATCAACATCGCCTTTACCAGCTGCTTCAAACTTTTGTAATACATCAATTGATGGGTATTTCATTACCACCCCAACATCATCAAATAATTCGATCTTGTTACTATGTGTTTCTGGAATATCTACACTAAATTGAGATATATCCAAACTGACGTTTGCTTTTGCTTTTTCGTCATCACATGTATCGCATAGGAATAATAGTTCTACTATTTCTCCTACTGACTTAGATCTAATCTGAGTAAATAGATACTCAAAATCAAATATAGCCAGATCGTCAACATCGATCTTTTCTACTAAGCAATCATTAATAATGGATTTTAATGTATTGACCATTACCTTTGTATCTTCAGATTGCTGAGCTAGTAATAAAGCTTTCTCTTCTTTAACTAAGAACGGTCTAAATTTAACCTCTTTCTTAGACGACGGTATTGTAGTTGTATACAATGGCGTCTTCATCATTGGTAATGCCATACTATTCTCCTTTATTCATCTTATCGATTAACTTGCTCAATTCACTTGTGCTTCCCACAAATATTGCGTTGTTATTTGTTACTTGTTTACCTGGACTCTGCTCAACTTGCTTAGGAGCATCCATCTTTTGTTTCTTCTCACTTAACTTAAGTAGCTGTTCGTTAGTATCAGCTAATTGTTTCATGAGATTGCCTACAACTTCAAAAGCTCTAGGATGCTCAGATTGCTTGGCTATTTCTAAAGCATGATATAAAGCATCCTGACCTTGATTCAATAGTTTATGTAGATTATTTCTACTAATATCGTAGTCATAATCTATATTCTCTTCAATCTTTTTATTTTCAGGTATAATTTCTCTACCTGAACTAACAACTTCACCTTGTTTAAGGGGCTCGACTCCGAACACCTTAGACAAGCTATCATCTGGATTCATTTTATGTTATTTTCCTCTTAGGAGTTGGTCTTTCTTCTGAAACTGCTGGAGCTTCTGGCTCACTATAATCCTCTACGCTTGGTGGAGCTGGTGGCGCAGGAGGAGTTGGAGCTGTTGGTGTTGGCTCTGATCTAGGTAAAGACGGTCTAGGTGGAGCTGGCGGCGGAACGGCCGCCTCAGACTTTTTTGAAGCTGAGTATGCATTAGCACCAAAGAAAGCTGCAACTAAAGCTGAAATAGCAACAAAGTATGTAGGAGCAATATCACCAATAATCTTTGCTGCATCGTCTACATCTAACCATGAAGCTAAAACAATAGTTACTGGATAGAGTAGCATACCCCATAAAGCGAACCATGTCATTTTACGCATAGCATCACGTTGAGCATCTTGATCTTCAAGCTCTCTGCGTTTAAACTCTAGATACATAGCTAATTCTTGGCTACTTACATAACCGTCGCCGTTTGTATCTGCTTCTTGTAAATGTTGGTAAGCGTTATCACTTACACCCTTTTTAATTTCTGCCATTTTAAGTCCTTAAATAAATGTGCTTCCACGTCCTACTGAAGCGGTTTCTGATGAGAATAACGAAGCACGACCTTGTTCAAATGAGTTAAAACCTGTCTGATACTGATTAAAGTTCGTAAAGTATGTACTTGGTATAGACATTGAATCTCCAAGGAATCCACTATTTAGGAATGGTATTCCTCGTGTTTGATTAGTTGTTGAATCTGTTGATGAAGACTGCATTAAGGCTGAAGATTGCCAGTATTTGTAATTCATCGACACTGATAGTTTCATAACTTCTTTATTACCATAATCCATCTGAACTGGATTAATTGCTTTAGGATATGCTTGAAAAAGAGTTACAGCATATCTACTTTTATTTGCGACATCATAAACAGAAATAGTAATATCAGTTGTATAGTCTTTATAGTAATTGAATGTTCTTGATACTGGATCTTGAATTGCATTCATCCATGAATCAAATAGAAGCTTGACACTCATATTATTATCAACATAGAATCCCATGTTAATATTATCATATTGCTTCTGATAAGGCATCTCACGAACCTCACCAAATGTTTTTGCCGCTGTGGTCTCTATAGTTAAACCTGGAAGGTTAACATTATCACAGTATAGTAATACTTTTCTTAAGTCCTGAGAATATTTTCCTGGACCAATAACAACAGGTAATGAAAATGAAACAGCGAACCTTGAGGATCGCATTAATCCATCTGACTTAACTGATGATATAAATTCGTTTAATGTTGCCATATTTACCTTAGTGAATCTTTCCAGACTGTAGCTTTGCTTGCTCCGACGAACTGTTCTACAGGTAGAAGCATTGCAGTTGCCCAATCTTCTGGACTTATTTTTCTTAATGTTGATTTTAAATGAGACTTAAGATACCTCTTAATACAAGGCTCAGCCCATTTAAACTTACCAACACCATTAATTAATGCCCAAGAATACTTAATCTTGGTTGTTTCATCCATTTTAGTGTTAGTTGCAAATTCCATTAGTCTTTGAAGCAATATAACACGTTGTTGATACGGTAGATAATGCATATTTAGACCAATGAATCCATCCGGTGTCTTTTTGAATGGAAAAACTAAAGGAAATACGTCATAGTACGGTAGATCGTCTTTAGTCTTTGGATCATATAGAAACATATACAAACTTCCAGGTTGAATCGTACTGACGTTTCTACTTGGATCTCCATTTAATACCTTATTAGGAGTTGGATTCTGCAACTGGAGCATCCTAGCCTGTTGTTGAAACCAGGACTTAGATCTCAGAGCTGCCTTATTCAAGTCATATTGATTCTTCTTAAATATATCTCTTAAATTTTGCTGATTAGCCATGTTATTATTTATATGCTAATTCAGACCTAATTCATTCTCGGTGATAAGTACGAACTCATATCCTCGGTCTTTGCAATATTCATCGGCAGCCTTCCATTTGGCCTGATTCTTAATGAATGTTACTGACTCTGATAGATAATGTTTAGTCTGCCTGCCTGGGAATACTGGTGGCTTTGTCTGTTTGAATGGCTTAACTTCTACCAGATACGTCTTGATCTGATTATCTCTGTTCTTAACCTTTATCTTGAAGTCAATGAAGTATCTATGAAGTCTGTTGTCTGTCGGGCATCTATAAGGCACGACTGTTTCTTCAGAACACCATTTGACTACTGATGGGTTCTTATCACACCAGGAAGCAAAGCGAGTCTCCCAGCTAGATCTCATTATAATATTAGTTGGGTCTCCCTCGTACTTCTCAGGGAACATTGGTTTGTATCGTCTTTTATGAAACATCTCTGATATTTATTATAAATAATACATAAACGTTTAGGAATACATAATGGCTAATAATTCAGCTTTTAATAACTCTGGTAGACCAGTTGCTGATGCTAACTACTTTAACAGTATAGGAAAGACATCAGAAACAAAAGCAGCTAATAATGGCCCAAAGGTTAATTTAGGCGACTACTCTGGTAGTAAAACATATACTGGTAGAGGATCAGCTGGAACATTTGATGCTAACAAATATCAGATAGACAACTTATCATATCCAACCGATCTAATGGGATCTTTAGGTGAATATGGTAATAACTATGTCATATTCTATATCAATGTTGCAGAAGACTCAAAACTAATCAAAGACAAAGTAGTTGAGGTTGTTGATGATGCCACACCAAGAGATTATGGAGATCTAGCAGCAATTTCTCAACAAGCAAAACTAGGTACTGCTGGCGCAGTAGGAGCAGCAGCGTTACCAGCAGTTACAACATTGGCAGTATCAGGTGAACTTAAATCTAAAGCTACAGCAGCAACATTAGGTACTGCGGTTGCTGGCGGTCTAGCTCTACAGAATCTAGGAGCAACGTTCTCAGGTAAAAAAGTAAGACTTAAAACTGCCATCGCTCTTCATACTCCAAATACTCTAAATACCAAATACACAATGAACTACGAAGAAGATAATCTTCAAATATTTGGTGGTATCGTTGCTGGTACAAACGCTCTTAAGAAAGCTGCTGAGAAAAGAGGTGGTAGTAATATCATGAAGGATATTGCTAATCAAGGAGCCGCGGCAGTTGCTGCTGCAGGATTATCTATTCCAGGAACTGCTGGTCTTTCAAGACTTACTGGTCTAGCTCCTAACCCAAGAAAAGAACAGATATTTAAAGCAGTAGAGTTTAGAACATTCCAATTTGACTATCAGTTCTATCCAAGGGATGCTCAAGAATCTCAAAATGTTTTAGACATTATATATCAATTTAAACTTCATATGCATCCAGAATTTAAAGATGCAAATAACTTCTTATACATCTATCCATCTGAGTTCGACATATTCTACTATAATGGAACTCAAGAGAATATGAACATCAATCGTCATACATCGTGCGTACTTACAGATATGACAGTTGATTATTCTCCAAATGGTCAATTTACTTCTTTTTCTGGTGGGATGCCAACACAAATCAATATCTCATTAGTATTTAAAGAACTTGCAACTCTTACAAAAGAGAAGATTCAGGACGGACTATAATTTATGTACTTCGACAACTTTCCTACATTCTTATATCCTTTTAAGATTAATAATAAGACTGAGTACAAACTCATCAAAGACATATCTCAAAACGTTCGTGTTAGAAAAGAAATTCTAGCCAACATTACATTATATGATGAATATGATATTAGAGAAGGAGATACTCCTGAAATTATTTCAGAAAAAGTATATGGCTCTCCATTATACCATTGGGTTGTTATGTTATGTAATGAACGTTATAACTATATTGATGATTATCCATTAACTCAATACGAATTAGAAAAATATATTACTGACAAATATGGTTCTGGAAATGAGTATGATACACACCACTATGTAGATGCTAATGGCAATATAGTTGATTCTACTCAAGGAACATCAGTATCAAATTA